TGCTTCTCAAACATTTTGGGGGAAACTGGCGACGACCAGCCGGCATTGGCGGCGACTAACCAGCATTTGCCCAGACTTGAAACGGTTGGCTTAAGTCAGCACAGTTTTGGGGAGGGGATTGCCCAGTGGGCTTCTTTGCATATGGGTGTTGAATTAATGCCTTGGCAAAAGCATGTGTTGAACGGCCAGCTGTGCCATGACGGTAACGGCAACCTACAGTTTCGTGAAGCTCTTGTGTCGACTGCACGTCAGCAAGGCAAGTCGGTTGCATTGCAAGCACTAATTGGTTGGTGGATTACTGAACTGGCGACTATTCGAGGCAAGCCTCAGGCGGTGCTTTCGGTTGCTAACAAACTTGACAGGGCTGAAGCAATCTTTGGGTTTATCGCCCCAATACTTGTGGAAAAATTTGGGGGAAAAGCCGCCAACGCTATGGGCCGTAAGTCTGTAAAAATGCCTGACGGGTCGTTGTGGGAAGTTAGGGCCGCTACCCCAAACCTGCACGGCGGTAGTTACGATTGCATTGTCATAGATGAATTGTGGAATATTTCAGCGGCTGTAGTTGATGAGGCTTTGAGGCCTAGTCAGATTGCTAGGACTAATCCGCTTTTGTCTATGTGGTCTACCGCTGGCGATGAGTCAAGCGTTGCCATGATTCAGTTTAGGGAACAGGCAATTAGTGAAATAGATACCGGCACAAATAACAGTTTGTATTTTGCCGAATATTCTATGAAGCCTGGCAGTGACCCTAGAAATGAGACCAATTGGATTATGGCCAACCCAGCGATGGGGCAAACCGTAACCGTTGAAGCGCTTAGGGCTGTCAGCAAAAAAGATTCGTTTCTTCGAGCACACTTAAACATGTGGGTGTCGGCCCGTGGCGCCTGGCTTCAACCTGGCGTTTGGGACAAACAAAAAACCGATGTGCCTATGCCACCTGGTGGCGTGTTGGCTGTTGACACCGACCTAACCGATGGGCGTTATGTGGGCGTCAGGTCAAGTGTGCTTGAATCCAAAGCCCATGTGTGTGTTGAATTTATGGTAGATACTGAAGATCAAATGTGGGAAGAAGTAGAACGGGTCATGGCTGACACGGCCACCAGTCTGGTCATTACGCCAGCCTTGCATTTGCATTTGCCGAAAAGTTTGGAACGTCGAAGCACCGTTATTGGGTACGGCGAGTTACTCAAGTATTCGGGCCTGATCCAAAAGATGATTGTTGAAGGCAAAGTTAGGCACCGTGGTGAACTGTCTTTGGCTGAACATGTCAACCGTGCAGTGTTAACAAAAACAGGCGGTGGGGTTGTTCTCAGCTCGCAAAAGTCCCCAGGCCCAATAGAACTGTGCCGGTGCATGGCGTGGGCTATAGCCGAATCGTCACGGCCCAAGGTTGTAGGCAAACCGATGTTTGCGGTGTCTAAGACATCGTGACTTTCGGTCAGGCTATTGTTTAGTGAGTCCCTGCCCTGCGTCGGGCAGGGCAGGGACACCCCCGAAGGGTTTTAAAATGGGATTGTTTAGCAGTAACAAAATAAACAAAGCAGCGATTAGCCCCCAGCCTGAACCGACTGTGCAAGCAGCTGCCGTTGGTGGCTCTTACTATTCGTCGCAAACGTCTAACCCTAATTTCATTGGTGATTTTTGGTCTTACCAGGCTGGCCTGTTGCGTAACCGTGCAATGTCCGTGGCCGCTATCAGTCGAAGCCGTGACCTAATGGCTTCAGTCTTGGCAAACATGGAATTAAAGATGTGTACCGAAATGTGGAACGGTGAAGAAATGGAAACCGTACCGCTGGCGCCACGTTCCTGGCTGAAACAACTTGACCCCGAAATGCCAAACAACTTTCTGTTTCCGTGGGTATTTGACGACCTTTTTTTCTATGGCCGTTGCTTCTTGTACATCACCAGCCGCACAAAAGACGGTTACATGGCCAGCGCCACAAGATTACCCCAAGGGTCAATTACCACTGCCGACGCTGTCGGTCCCGTCTGGTTTGGTAAGTCAAAAGAAATCTATTTCAACGGCGGCCTTTTAGACCCTGCCGATGTTGTACAGATTTACAGCCCAACGCAAGGCATGATTTTTATGTCAGAACAAACCATTAACACAGCTCTAAAACTTGAAGACGCCAGATATCGCAATGCTTCAAGCGCCATTCCTGCCGGTGTACTTAAGCAAACTGGTGGTGAACCGTTGTCAGCTCTTGAGTTGGCACAGTTGGCTGAAGCGTTTAACCAAGCACGGTCAACTAATCAGACTGCCGCACTAAACGAGTTTTTGACGTACACAGAAACAAACGCAACACCTGACAAAATGCTGTTAATTGACGCCGCCGAATATCAAAGTAAGCAAATCGCTAACTTGTGCAATGTACCCCCGTATCTATTGGGTATTTCAACAGGTAGTTACGCATACACAAACAGCGACAGCGCCAAATCTGATCTTTGGACTTTCGGCCTGTCAATGTACGCCAAAGCAATTACTAGCGCCTTAAGTCAGCAACTGCCCCGTGGCACCTATGTTAAATGGGACTACGAGGACTACCTAAAAACTGAAGGCGCCGAAATGTCAGAACAAACAGAACCACGAGAAAACACACAAGAGGAACTAGCGACATGATTCGTTTTACATCAAACACTTTTGCTGTTGAAGCCGCAGGCCCAGACGGACAAGAACGCCGCACCATCACAGGCATTGCGGTGCCATATAACACTTTTGCAACCGTAAGCGACGGTACAACCGTGCAGTTTGCCCCAGGCAGTTTGCCCGTAGACGGTAAAGCACCCAAACTTTATATGAACCACGACAGCACCCAAGCCGTTGGTTTGGTTTCGGAACGTGTCGACAGCCCCGAAGCCATGTACTTTACAGCCAAAGTTTCGTCAACCCGTGCCGGTGACGAAGCCCTAGTTCTAGCAGCTGACGGTGTAATTGACAGCGTGTCAGTAGGCGTCAACCCCACAGAATTTAAGTATGACGACGCAGGCAACATGACCGTGCTAAAAGGTGACTGGGTGGAACTGTCGCTAGTCCCACAAGGTGCATTTGCTGGGTCTATAATTACCGAAGTAGCGGCACAAGCGCCACAAGTCGAAGAACCAAAGGAAGAACCCAAAATGGAAAATACCCCCGCAGTTGTTGAAGAAGTCGTAGTGCCAACGGCACCAATTTTTGCACAGCCGAAGCGTAATTTTGGTATGCCAACCGCTGGCGAGTACCTCGCCGCTTACCACATCGGTGGTGAAGTTTGGACCCGTGTCAACGCCGCCGCTGTTGAAGTGATGAAGTCACGCCAAACCGCATTGCAGGCCGCCGCTGGCGACTCAGTCACCACGGACTCGCCTGGATTGTTAAATGTCAACGTCCTCGGCCCTGTGTTCGAGGATCTGAACTACATCAGGCCTGTCGTTACGGCTGTTGGCGCTCGTGCCATGCCGGACGGTGGAAACCAAAAGACTTGGATTCGTCCGACTTGGACAACCCACACTGAAGTTGGAACGCAGTCGTCAGAACTCGGCGCAGTTACTGCACGCACACCTGTGATTGCTTCGAACGTAATTTCTAAGACCACTTTGGCTGGCCAGGTAACCTTCTCGGTACAAGACATCGACTTCACGTCGCCAGGTGCCCTGGAAATTGTGTTGCGTGACCTTGCCGGTCAATACATGATTCAGTCCGACGCTTTGTTGTGTGCCGCAATCCTTGCTGGTGACACCGCTTCAGGTTCAACCTGGACAGTTACCGCCAACGACCCAACTTCACTGATTGCTGCTTTATATGACGCCGCAACCGACATTTTGGCCGCCACCAACTTCTTGCCTGATCACATTTTCGTGTCACCAGATGTTTGGAAGAAATTGGGTAGCCAACTAAACGGAAACAAAGAACCAATTTTCCCGTACACAGGCGCCGCTGGTTTGATGGGTGTCAACGGAATGGGAACCGCAAACGTTACCCAGATGAACACTTTCAACCCGTTGGGCCTCAACCTTGTTGTTGACCGTGCATTTGCCGATAACACCATGGTTGTAGCTCGTGGCTCGGCCATTGAGTACTACGAGCAGATTCGTGGAATTATGACAAGAGACGAACCAGGTACTTTGGGCAAGGTCTTCAGTTACCACGGCTATGCAAGTACGTTCATTGCTGACGGTGACCAGGTTAAGTCAATCGCTATCGCCTGACCACCAACTCGAAAGGTGGTTAGCCGCCCATGGCTGTTTACCAAGTTACGTTTCATCAGCGTTTAGATAACTACGCTGTTGTTCAAACGTTGACAGAACCCGAACTAGATTTGGGCTTACCGTTTACGCTGGCAAGCTTAGGCCACGGTTTAAACGGTACGCACAATGTTTACGCTTTGCCTGCCTACCTGTTTACAGGTGTTACCAGTAACGGCGATCTAACATTCGACTTTGATTACCCGATACCTAACCAGGTGTTGTTTTATGACGAAGGCGCTGACCTAGACCGTTCAGCTGCAATACCTCAAGGCACGCTGACCTACACAGAAACTTGCACTTGGATTACCGGCACACAGATTGCTACATGGCTCGGCATTGCTTTAGCTGGTACAGACGAAACGGCTTTCTTGACTCAGTGTGCTAACAGCGCCAACAACTTCATTTTTCGTAGACGTCAAGAGTCTGGCTACACGGACCAATTGACTGTTGTCCCTAGTGCTGACGTACAGCTGGCAACGATTATGATGGGCGGCTCCATATATCGACAGCGCGGTGCTATCGACCAGTTTTCTAGTTTTTCAGATATGGGTACAGCCACCGTGTCTGGCCTGTCACCGTTAATCAAACAACTGGCTGGTATCCCACGGCCTGCGGTTGCGTAATGACTGTTTACACCGACCTGTTTAACGAGTCGATAGACGACCTGGCAACAACCTTGGCGACCATCACAGGTTTACGGGTCGTGTTTGACCCTGAGAAGATCAACCCACCATGCGTGTTTATTGACGCACCCAGTTTTGATTGCTTCAACTACAACATCGTTACCATGAATTTTTCGGTAAAAGTAGTAACACTAGGGCCAGGCAATTTGGACGGCTTACGCAACGTTTTAAGCATGTGTGCGTCGGTCCTAGGGAAGAATGTCGCCGTGAAATCTGGGCGCCCTGGCTATCTCCCGATTGGTGGCCAG